AAATGACTAAAGAAGAATTTGGTGATTTAATAGGTGGTGCGTTGTTAGCACTTTTAGCAGTTCTAGCGATGTTTATCTAAGGAGAATAACTTGAGTGCATATAGCAAACTGATGGATGCCCGGATAGCTTTACAAAACGCTAGTCTTAAAAAATCGGGCAAGAATACTTACGCAGGGTATTCGTACTTCGAGTTGGGTGACTTCCTACCCGCGATCCAATCTATATTCCATGAGAAAAAGTTAGCGGGCGTTGTGTCTTTTGGGCTCGACCTTGCGACCCTAACCATTGTGGACTTAGAAGATGGATCGGAGATTAAGATAACCAGCCCCATGTCCTCGGCATCTCTCAAGGGTTGCCATGAGGTGCAAAACCTTGGCGCGGTTCAAACCTATATCCGAAGATACCTTTGGGTCTCAGCTTTGGAGATTGTCGAACACGATGCAATTGACTCTGCCCAGCCAATAGAACCCAAGCCTAAACGCGCTACTAAGTCTAAGGCAGAGTTGGTCAAGCTGATCAATGAAGCATCAAGCCCTGAGATCCTCTCAGTCTTTTGGAAAGCTCTAAGCCCAGAGGAACGTGAGCTGGTTAGGACTGAGGCCGCGCACAAGGGCGCAGAGCTAAAGGGGGCTAAAAATGCGTGAGGCCAACCCATTCCAGTTAGACGGGAACTGGTGGAACGACCGGCTGGGCAAGCTCACGGCCTCGCGTATGGCGGCGGCTATGAACTTTCTAAAGTCTGGTAAGGAGTCCACCGAGCGCGAGAACCTACGGTATGAGATTGTCGCTGAACGGATCACCAATACCTTTGCGGATAAGTACACCACCTCGGACATGGAGTGGGGGGTTGTTCAAGAGGCTGCGGCAAAGGAAAGATTTGAAAGCGTGACCGGACTAATAGTTACCGACACTCGGTTCATAGACCACCCGCGTATACCTTTTCTGGGTTGCTCACCGGACGGTTTTGTGTCTGACGGCTCGCTCATAGAAGTCAAAGCGCCCAAAACTAAGACACACATGAAATATATCGCCAACCAAGAAGTCCCTGCGGAATATAAACCTCAGATGACGTTACAGGCGGCGGTCACGGGCAAGGCGGTCTGGTTCGTTTCCTACGACCCGCGTATGGGTGAGGGCAAGGACTTGTTCATCAAGAAGTTCAAACCCACCCCGGAGGAGATCAAGGTGGTCGAGGACGCAGCCGAGCAGTTCTTGGCTGAGTGTGATGCGCTATTTGATTTCTACAACAACAAAGCAGTTTATTTCGATAAGGATTAAAAATGTTACTAATTGGATTAGCTCGTATCGGTAAAGACCCCGCAATTCGCTACACCGGTGACGGTAAACCTGTCATGGATCTATCGCTGGCTATGGACTATGGCAAGAAAGGCGCTGACGGCAAGCGCCCTACGCAATGGATCTCTGCGACCATGTGGGGTGACCGCGTGGAGAAGCTCCAATCTCACCTAATCAAGGGTCAAAGCCTCTTTGTGACCTTATCTGAGCCCCACCTTGAGGAATACAAGCGCAAGGACGGAACCACCGGTACTTCGCTCAGAGCGCGGTTAAATGAGCTGGAGTTCGCTGGAGCTCCAAAAGACAAAATGCGCGAGGAGCCAAAAGAAAACTTTGACTCTACCGGCCTAATTGATGACGTGCCTTTCTAGGGGGACTTATGGAAGATATTTCTTCGATGATTATTAAGATTGACCTAAACCTGTCGGAACTAAAGCGTCTGACCAGAACCCCGGCGTTTAGCGATACCGAAAAAATTACGCAAATCATTTTGGATATGCGTTGGCAGTTATCGCAAGCCCTGACCTCAATCGGAAAGTCAGATGCCGGACAGGATTAAGTGCTGGGCGCTTAAGGATTCGCGGGGCCGCTACGTTCAGATAGAACATGGTGCGATGCCGCAAGAAGCCTTTAAGAACTTGACATTTAGAACACAGCGGGCGGCTAATGAGTGGCTGGCTAGGAACTTGTACTGGTACTACAAGGCCAAACCAGTTCAGGTAATAGTCAATATTAAGGAGGTAGGTGAGCCATGACATTTATTTCTCATTTAGTAGCTGCCGACATCTGGTTCTTTATTTTGTGGATGCTCGCAATCATTGGAATGGTTTGTTTTGTTTACTCACAAAAGGATAAAAAAGATGAAAAGACTACTGATAGTTTTAGCCCTGACCGGGTGCGCCACCACAAGCCCCGGGGGTTATAGCGTTCCACCACCAGCTCAGAAGCTCATTGTGGATAAAGAGGTTCACGCCATGACCCGCTTAGAGACCGCCAACGCCATTCAGGACTGTCAGGCGGCTAGGACTAGGGCTGTGGTGATCTACGGTCGCAGGGCCGTGGGAGGGGTGACTAGGGACGTTGTAATCGATGTAACGTGCGCCCCGCTGTACTAAAAAAGAACCCGGCCTAGACCGGGTCAAGCCCCAAAGGGCAAAGAGAAAGCGTCTTAACTGTAGCCCCGAGTCCCCTGCCGGTCAATGATTAACGCCTGACCGCGTGGGGACGTTTCCGGGGTGTTTGGGACGCTGATGTGCGTCCATGAGTCAAACTCTAGGATGATCTGATCAAAGGGCACAGAGGCCGCTATACAAGCCTCTACGACCTCCCGTGGCTTCATGCCGGGAACCCGTAGGTCTGCCGCACAGCCTAGCCGGTGCTGGGAGGTGTCCTTAGACCCTACCGCGTCATTGACCTGTTTGCCCCGAAAGCCTGAGTTGATCATCACGGGTTTCCCCCCGACCGCAGCCTTGACTTGCTCCAGTAGCTCCGCGAGACGGATCAGGTTCTCTTTTTCCGCATTTGAGGGAATATTGAGCCAGCCATTACGCTCGGCGGTCTCAGACCGCACTAGCTCGTCATAGGTAAAGTGTTCGGATAGGTTCATTTTTTGGCCTTCATGTCCATAACCTTCTCAAGCGTTCTGCCACCAAAGTAAAACGACATTACCAGCATCCCCCATTGACCCAAGAGGGATACGAAGTTGTCCGAGATGTCCAAACCCATAGCGTCCATAATTGCAAGGGCTAGGTAGGCGGTCAGGATGTAGATCAGAGTCATCGGACGAATGTTTTTGGATAGCCAAGAGTCTGACTTCATGTCGGCTTCAGCTCTCTTGGTCAGGTTGTCTTGCTCGTTCATGTCCGCTTGGATTTGGGCAAGCTCGCCCTTTTGTTGCATTTCCAAAAGCATCACTTGAGCTTTCGCCTTGGCCTCGGGGTCGGGTAGAACCTTGTCTAGGATCTTGCTACCTACTTCTAAAAGCATACCGATTGGGATCATTTTTTCTCCTTCGCTAAGATAGTTGAAGCAATTTGCAACATGGTTTTTGCTTGGTCTAGGTTGGCGGGCGGTGTAGCCCAACCCACGGTAATCTGGCCTATGAACCGGCTATGGTCTGGTGGGACGCTCACCCTACACCCAAAGGTCATGCCCTTTTCTATGTACCAAAGCCCCACCTCGGATTGAGCTGCCTTGTACTCCCCGCACGGGATCTCGTTAGCCATGAGCGCGACTACGTCCTTATTATTGCTGGCGTTGCTCGTAAATAGGCCAACGTCTAAACCCTCCATAGTTTTGTCACGGCCTTCTTTTGTATAGGCGCGATATAAGACCCGCGAGCCAATCAGGGGGTTGACCTTGAAGATAGCGACCACTTGGGCGTTGGTATGCTTAAAGAGGTGGGTAGCCGCGTCATCAACCCGCCCTTCGGCTATCTGGGGGAGCTTTTGGTGTTCTTTGTAAGTCCCAACAATTAGGTCTTTATGGTCGTAGACGATGTACCCCGCAAAGGCTAGGATCGCCATTAGGATCAGCGCAAATAGCTTAAACGGGCTATCTACATAGGCCAAGACCTTGGTTAATGTGTCTTGACTCATAAGTGGCCCTTATAGATGTAATAAATACTGACCAGCAAGAACGCGCCCAGTACCGCATAGATTTGTGTTTGTCTCCATAGCTTTAGATCCCGGCCCAGCTCGTCCTTATTGGCCCGAAAGTCTGACTGCATCTTTTCCTTGATGTCCAAGACCTTGCCAAACTGGATACGGCCCTCGTCCTCGCCAAACTGCTGGCAAAGAACTTCCTTGACCTCATCTTCCATCTGTTTTAGCCGGTAGAGCCTACGCCACTCGGTCATGGCGGTCATTATCGTAATGTCACCAAACTCTGTCCTCTGGCGTACCTTGTAGGCTTGTCTGGCCTTTAGCTCCGCAACCCCAAAGTTCTGTATGGACTCAACGGCGGTGCTGATTTCCTTGCCAGACTGTATAGCCGACTTTATGCCCTTGGTTGCACTCTGGGCCGCCGCAATAATTGGATCTATGTCGCTCATAATTCATTTGTCTGCCTTGTCGTTAAGGCGATCATATAGCGATCCGATTAAACTCTCTATCTTGTCGAACCTTGCAGCCATCTCAACTCGAACCTCTTTGAGGTCATCTCTGCGGACGTACAGCTCACGCAGTTCCTTTTCTATCTCGTGGGTATCCCTACGCAGTTCTTTTAGTGAGTCCCATAGCTCGCGGGCAAACCAACCCATTGCAGCCACAATCGTA